CTTTAAATGAAATGGATAGTATTTATAGCCATACTTATCTTACCCACGATTATGTACGCACAAACACTTACGCAGGTCTTCGTGGATCCGTGCAGTGGCAAGGTAACAACTGTAGTGGTACCGCTCGCTGGTGGCAAGACTACCGTGGTTTACCGAGGGCAGTACAAGGTAGTGACGGCAAACGATATTACAAGTGGAGCTCTGCAAGCGTGGATAAATGAGTTAACAGTTAACTTCCCTTGTCCACAGGCTACGATTGCAGTAACACAAACAGTAGCAAGTGCTGTATCTCAAGCAGTAGCAGCCGCAACAACAGCGGCAACGGCAACAGCAACAGGTGCAGCTACATCAGCGGCAACATCTGCAGCCACAGCGGCAGCAGCACCTGCACCGGTAGCAGAAGCAAAAACAGAAACGCCAGCTGTAGAAGCTAAGGCTGAAACTAAAACAGAATCTAAAAATGAAGAGCAAAAGTCCGAAAGTGGGGGCAAAAGTAAGTCCGAAAAGAAAAGCGAGAGTAAAGCCAAGTCGTCTTCGTCGAATCCAATTATTTATTCTTCGGATTTTACGGTCGCTCCATCTAGTGAAGTAACATCTATTATTGCTAGTGTTGGCATGAGTCAAGCCTCATTGATGGGTAACTCATCATGGGGAATTAACTCTATGATATGGTCAACCTTTGACCAATTCGCACTAGGAGCCAGATACACCTTGATGAATTTTAATCAAGGTAAGTTAGAGTCCATCTCAAACTTTGGCGTTACAGGCGTTTATTTAGGAGGAAATGTGTTAGGCTTCGCAACGGCTGCTTACATCGTCCCTATGGGCAAGTATGGAACCACAGGAGCCAACTATACTTTGTCGGTTGCAGGAGCAAACGATGAGGCTAACATATCCAACAATATATTACTATTCTACACAGTACCTATCAAGATAAATAAGTACGTATCAATTAGTCCTGACTTATACCTGTTAGGATCATCCACAGGTTATCTAACCAAGCAAAAAGTATTTGTGACTAGCAATGACATAGGCATTTTAACAGGTGCGTCATTTGATATTGCACTAACCAAACGCTTCAAGTTTAACTTTGCTTTAAAGACAGGTGTTAATACTAATCCTGCTGTTCCTCAGTCCTATCTTGGGATGATAGGCACCAAAATTAATTTGTAACTAATAATATTTGTTTTTATATTTGCAATGTAATAAATCGAGTGTTAGTGTAGGACCTAATATTCGTTTTAAATAGTTGAAAAACTAAACAGCCCCGACGGTCCTACACGTTGGGGTTTTGTTTTTATGGAGATTTGGAAAGATGTTGTTGGCTATGAAGGGCACTTTATGGTTAGCGAAAGTGGAAAAATTAAATCATTAGATAGAAAACAGTTAAGGTCAGATGGTACTATGTATCCTGTAAAAGGGAAAGAGTTAACTCCATTTATTAGCAATGTTGGTTATACAAGAATTGCACTTAGAAATGGAGGCAAACAAGTAAAATACTGTGTTCATAGACTAGTTGCTGAAGCATTTTTGCCTAAACAAGAAGGTCGTGACTTTGTAAATCACATAGATGGTAATAGGTTGAATAATCACTATTCTAATTTAGAATGGGTATCAATGCAAGAAAATAATTGCCATCGATTTGATAAAACTAAAACATCGAGCAAATATATAGGTGTTAGTTGGATAAAAGCAAAGCAAAGATTTACAGCATCTATTTGTATTAATAGGGTATCAAAAACAATTGGACATTTTTTGACAGAAGAAGAAGCGTACGCAGCAAGGTGTAAATATGAAAGAGATAACGGTATCTTAAATAAGTATCTATAATTTTGCGTATTTTTGCTAGATAATAAGCAAGAATATAGATGGCCCGTATACAGACGTACCCCAATGATATTTACGTTACCGGAAACGACAAGTGGATAGGCAGCGATTTTAACAACGACTTCATCACCAAAAACTTTACAGCAAACGCTGTTGCCGATTATTTTAATCGGGTAGGTATTATCGATACAGGTAGTTTCAATTGGACGTACAAAATGTACGATGAATTTGGGCCTCAACCTGCAAAGACGTTTGAATTAGTTGGACATCCGTTTGATACAGTAGATGTAATAGGACTTGAGGGTACTATCAAGGTTTCTTTTTTAACTCTTGCTAATACAGAGCCGGGTGTATACATTGAGCAAGTTTGGTTAGATAAAATTATTCTAGTTAATCGTCCAGGATTCCCTAGTGAATACGGACTATACAAAGTAACCGCTGTTGTTCAAAGCGGTGATTTTTATTTCTTAGACTTAGATTTTATTGGTGGACACTCAGGTGTTGTTAACGAAGATGAGCCAGTTACATTTGGGTTATTCTCAGGCGTAAGTGGCACATCGGGAACGACAGGAACGTCAGGTACTAGCGGTACAACAGGAACTTCTGGGACAAGTGGCTCAGATGGCACAAGTGGGTCATCAGGTACAACAGGTACATCGGGATCATCAGGTACATCAGGCACAGACGGCACATCAGGCACAGATGGTACATCCGGTACATCCGGCACACGTGGTACGTCGGGTACAAGTGGAACAGACGGTACAGGAGGAACATCAGGTAGAACAGGTACGTCAGGTACGTCAGGTATTGACGGTATAGACGGAACAGATGGTACGTCAGGAACTAGTGGAGTAAGTGGCACCGATGGAACAAGTGGCACATCAGGTACAACGGGTGTCGATGGAACAAGTGGCACAGATGGTACAGGAGGAACTAGTGGAAGTAGCGGGATTAATGGTACATCAGGTACAGGGGGAACTAGCGGTACAGATGGTACAGGTGGTACTTCGGGAACAGATGGTACAGGAGGAACTTCAGGTACATCCGGTTCTAGTGGCTCATCAGGTATTGATGGTACTTCAGGGATAAATGGCACGTCAGGAATTGATGGAACTAGTGGTTCATCAGGAAGTTCAGGTACATCTGCTACCTCAGGTACAGATGGTACAGGAGGTACTTCAGGTACGACAGGCACTAGTGGTACTGCAGGAACCTCAGGTACAACAGGCACTTCAGGTACAGGTGGTACATCAGGTGTTGACGGGGTTAGTGGTGGTCGTGTTTACTATTTTAATAACAGTCAATCATCCTCTATTTCTCCATACAAAGTATTATCTACTGAGCCTACTTTAGGTGCATTACAGACAATAACTGTTAATATGGCTGGTAACCAACAAAATGTGTTGGTTCAGCAATTTATAACAGAACAGTTAGGGTTTACTATTATCCCATCAGGTGTACAAAGATTCCATCTTCATACATTAAAGCCTCAGGATAATGACAACATACAGGTTTACATAACATTACAACTTGCCAATTCAGCAGGTACGCCATATGGTACATTAGCGACGTCTTCTGCTAATATTTTAGCTTGGAATGGCACAGGTGTTATTGCAGAGACTACTTTAGACTTTGTATTCCCACATACGACAATTACTGCAACAGACCGCATGATTGTCAAGATTTACTATAACAATAATGTAAGTACAGCAAAGATTGCAGAGTGGTATACAGAAGATAGCGAATATTCATATGTTACTACATCTGTTGCTGCAGCATCAGGTACAAGTGGTGTTAATGGTACATCAGGTACTTCAGGCGTAAGTGGAACTTCAGGTACAACAGGTACTAGTGGCGTTAATGGAACGTCTGGAACTGCAGGCACCTCAGGAGCTGATGGTACTAGCGGAGTAAGCGGTACATCAGGCGTGAGTGGTACGTCTGGAGTAGATGGTACAAGTGGAGTTAATGGAACAAGTGGATCTTCAGGAGTTAGCGGAACTAGCGGTAGCTCAGGAGCAAGTGGAACCTCAGGCGTATCAGGTACATCAGGTATCAACGGAACTTCCGGTGTAAATGGTACTTCAGGATTAAATGGTAGTTCAGGTACATCAGGTGCTAATGGCACATCAGGAACAAGCGGTACAACACCAGACACATCTTTATTTGTATTGAAGTCTGGTAGCACAATGACAGGTGCATTGGTTATTGATCCTGCAAACACAGGTGTAATTGGACTTGATGCAGCATCTAATACATTTAGATTACGTTCAGATAGTACCAATCCTTTTGCTCGTCAATTAACCACTACAATGAATAGTGGTACATTGGTTAAAATGCAAGCGGCAGGATATGGTGGAACATATGTAACTGACTTAGGATTTTATACATCATCGAACTCAGCAGTTAATAGCACGCCAAATATTTATTTAACAGGAGGTGACAATCGTGTAGGTATTAATACAACTACACCTGGGTATACTTTTGATGTAAATGGAACGTCTTCTGCTCAATCAGTTTATATTAATGGAGACTCTACAAACGGTGGAGCATTAAGAATTAAACAATATGCAGCATCAGTTGCAAATGAAGATGGATATAACTCTATTAGTACATTAAGCACCGGAGTTTTTTATTTTACTGCAGCTAAAACTGCACCTAATTTTAAAACTTTTGTTTTAAATCCTAATAGTTTAACAGATAATACACTTAGAACTTATACACTTCCAAATGCTTCAGGTACAATTGCTTTAACTAGCGATATTCCAAGTGTTACAGGATATGTTCCATATACAGGAGCAACAGGTGCGGTGAATTTAGGTGCTTATGACTTAACGGTTAATTCAATAAAAGTTGGTTTAGGAGGTAGTAATATAGCTAGTAATACAGCATTAGGTGCTTCTACTTTAAATTCTAATACAACTGGAAGTGGTAATACTGCAGCTGGTAATTCTGCTCTTTATACTAATACAATAGGAGGTAGCAACTCTGCATTTGGAATTTATTCGCTTTTATTTAATATTACAGGTGGTCTTAATACTGCCATTGGTGGTTCTGCATTATATTCAAATACAACAGGAAGTAGCAATACTGCAACAGGTATAAATTCTCTTTATTCTAATACTACAGGAGGAGGTAACTCTGCATTTGGTGTTCAGGCTCTTTATACAAACACAACAGGTATTTATAATACAGCAATAGGTAGTAATGCTCTCTATTCTAGCACAACATCAAATTATAATACAGCATTAGGTAACAATGCTCTTTATGCAAATACGACAGGAGCAAGTAATACGGCAGTAGGAAACGGTGCAGGACAAACTATAACAACAGGTTCTAACAATACACTTGTAGGTGGATATGGTGGTACAACCACTATGTCAGGCAATGTAGTGTTATCAGATGGTGCAGGAAATATAAGATTCCAATGGGATGGAACAAATATTAAACTAAACGGCAATACTGTAGGTTCTAATGCATATACTTCTACAGCTTACCTACCTTTAAGCGGAGGCATACTTACGGGAGCTTTAAGCGGTACTAGTGCTACGTTTAGCGGAGCTATAAATTTAACTGGAACTGCTAATAGTTTTCAAGTAGCTTCTATTTTTAGAAACGCAAATAGAATATTTTTTGGCGGTGATACTGGAGGTTATTACTTTCAAAACTCTGCTAATAGTGCAACGATTTTACAGATTGCAGATTCAGGAGCAGCCACGTTTTCGAGTAGTGTTAGAGCAACACAAGCAACGCTTTCAAATGGTAATTTAACTGTATTTGCAAGTGGAGGAAATGAAAATTATTCTTCTCAAATAAATACGGCTTACAATTACCCTTATGTTGATTCGTATCTTGACTCTTATGCCGGTGCAAGTTATGAAGGTAGATTAAATTTTAGAACTAGCACAGGAGGTGGGTCATTGTCTACAAAAATGACTATTTATAATAGTGGAAACGTTCTAATAGGCACCACAACCGATTCAGGATACAAATTAGAAGTTGCGGGTACATCAAGAGTTCAAGGTGTTTTATCGGTTGGTAATAATTCATCAAATGCTACACTACAATTTTTAACAGGAGGAAGTACAAGTTATGCCGGTTTAATTACTACAAATTCAAATAGTGATTATGTGGCTTTAAATGGTGGCTCAACAACTGGATATGACAATGGTGGTCAAATTGTATTAATTGGTGCAGATAGATATGGGACAAAAACCGCTGGGCAAGTAATTATTTCAGCAGGTAATGCAGTTAATAATACATCATTTGGAAATATCACATTTAATACTCAAAATACTACAAGGTTAACTATTGGATACAATGGAATAATTTATGCTCCTACAATTTATTCTAACACAAACTCAAATTTACCTAATGTTTGGGTAAATTCAGATGGTTCATTATATAGATCTACAACTTCTTCACAAAGATTCAAAGAAAATATAAATGATTGGAGTGGTAGCGGTTTAAATACTATTTTAGCTTTAAAACCTAAAACTTTTAAATACAAAAAAGATTATTATAATTTAGCAGATGTAGATTTTTTAGGTTTAATAGCAGAAGAAGTAGCTGAAGTATCTCCATATTTAGCTGAATTTGAAAATCAAGATAGAACTGGTTTGGTAGAAAATGTAAGATATGCAACTATTGTAGTTCCTTTAATTAAAGCCGTTCAAGAATTAAAAACAGAATTAGACACATTAAAAAACAAATATGAAAACAATTGAAGCAGTCTCAATTTGGGACAACGGTACAGTAAGACAAGCAACAATACTTAACTCGTATGCAGTTAATGTAACTTTAAACACATCTGCAACTTTTGTGTATTACTTGATGTATGCAAATGAAGATGGGTCACAAGGCTCTCAATTAGCTCAAGGAAACTTGATTATGACGGGAGAGGCATATACTCAATGGCAAAGTGATAACTATGCGTGGGATTGGATAGCAGGTCAATTGAATCTAACTATTACGGGAGACTATGTACCGCCCGTACCGGTAGTTGAAGAAACAATTACAGAAGAACCAGTTGCAACTGAAGAACCTATTGTTTAACTTTACAAAAAAATATATATTATGAAACTAAACTTTAATTTTAACCTAGTCGATTTAGACGGTAAGGAAATTGACAATGCTAATGCAGGTAAGTTAATTGCGAACTCATTAGTGCAACAATCTAAGGGTGATGCTCTTAAGTTTTGGGAATGGGCTTTGGCTCTTAACAAAGGCGAAGAGTTAGACCTTGACTCATCTGATCAAGAGACTTTGAAGAACTTCATCAAGGATAGCGAGAACTTTGCTATTATTGCTAAGGCTCAGTTATTGAAAGTTCTTAAGAAGGACTAGTCTATTAATTACATCATCAGCAGTTATACTCCTCTGGCATTCAAATTGTCGAGGAGTATTTTTGTATATGGGGCAAAATTCCCATGTCTTATCGAATTTAAAGTTCTGATTATTCCAGCATCCATTGCAAACATTTTTATTTGTGATGCGAATGCAATCAAACTCGTGGTCCTCTTCAGCGAAGTTATTTATCATAATAACTTGTTTACCTAGACCCCAACTCAACCACGATACGCCTGATCCCAATCCTATGAAGAATTCGCTACGGTCAATCAACGCCATTGTGCGGTAGATATCATTATTGATAATCTGCTCACAGTTTTCGAATTGATTCTCTTCAAGTGATACGTTAATTACTTTGTATCCTTTCTCGTGTAAATAATTAATCACACCTTGCCATCCCTCTTTTGTCCAGAACTTACAGCCTGATGTGGAGTTGGTAGCAATTGTTACATACTTCTGTGTAGGTAAATTAATCTCAGCCTCGTATCTTAACTTAGGTCGAATCTCCTCAAAGTCAAGTCCGAGAATCTTAGTTGCTGCCTCTTGCAATTTAATAGTATTAGGTAATACCGGCTCTTTGTTTGAATCATAGAACCAACCAATGTTATACTGAGCATAAATATTAGGCACGACTGTGCCAGGTTCTACTAGTTCTATCTCAGGCATATCCAATATCTTATTTAAGAATGTGGATAGAATTACTTTACACTTGTGCTTCTTTTGAAACTCTAAAGCATATGGTGCCCAAGCAATTGTGTCGCCTAATGAACTACTAGATATAGCGATGTACACACGCTTGCCTTCTAAATCAAGTACGTTATCGTGAATTAGTTTGCCATCCATGTAGACTTTACTGTGCCACTTAGTATAGTATTGTCTGTTTAATTTGACCCAACAGTTTGATTCGATAGTATTCTCGTATACTAGCTTGTCGCCATCAAAGTATTGTACCTTAAAGTCGGCTTTCAGTCCTGATTTAATCTCAAGATACGGCTGACCAACAAAGTGTTGGATGATGGTTACATCTTGCTCTTGTTTGTCTAGCGTCATTACTTTGTTGTAGAAGTCAATTTGCTTTTCAGTAAATATCACTGTGGTGTTATCTGTAGGTACATTGTAATTACATTGTATTGACCTTAGGTCAGTATCAATAGGCTGAATGTACTTATCAAACATTGATCCATATTGTGGTAAGTTATGAGCTACAATTGGCTTGTTATAAGATATCGCCTCACGTAATACTAGTGGATTGCATTCCCACGTAGAATTGAACATAAAGATATCTGCCATCTTAATGAACCTATGTGCATCATTTCTCTCCAACCACACGTGAATATTAGATGGCAAATCCTTCATTAATGGCTCCCAGTAATGCTTGAAATTTACAGCTTGGTTTCCGATAAAATGAAAGTCCATATCAGGATACTTTCTAGCTATCTCAATCCCCTCAGCTTGATTCTTACCAGGAGTCCAAAGACCTACGTTGACTACGTTTATTTTGTTTGTATAAAAAGGATTATCATACGTCTCACTAGTTCTGTCATCAATAGGGAACTCAATCACTTCTTTGTAAGATGGCGATGAAGCGAATGTTTCTAAGTGATATGGCGTGCAGAAGTAGTACGCATCAGGATGAAATATCTTTTCTTTGTCGTGGTTAAAAGATACGTCGTGGCACGTCTCCACGATTCTGTAGCTTCGGTCTTCCCGATACAACTCAGCAATCATATCACGATTAAAGCGTTCAGCTGGCTCGTGAATGTGAACAATGTCAGGATTGAATTTTGCGATGATGTTGAGTAACTCCATCTTATCCTCGTGCAGGGTGTGAAACGGAACAAGTTCTTTGATTGCATTTCGTTGCACAACATAGTCTAAACTATGGCATTGATACTCTACTACCTCAATCTCAAATGTCTTGTAAAGAGTTTGAACACTCTTTAAAACAAAACCGGGCATTCCTCCGGTCGACATATGCGGACACAAGTATAATATCTTCATATGCTAAAATTAAAATATAATTAGTACTTTTACAAAAAAATATAATACAATGGATAAATTAACACAAGACGAGTTGGATCGTTTCAGAGCCGCTCATACAGAAATCAGAAATCTTCGCAACGCTTTAGCAGATGCTGAGATTACAATTCACAATTCCAAAGTAGAGAAACAATCTATTTTAGCTCAGTTAGATACAGCTGGTACAACACACGTTGCCATTCAGCAAGAACTACACGCTAAGTACGGAGATATCACGATTGACTTTGCGACAGGAGAAATCAAGAACAAAGATGGTAATTCGTAAAATATCAGTTGGTGCAGACTACAAGAATGCAATGAACTATATGCATAATCAAGTAGTCTTACAAGGTAACTATAGGATACATTTGATTCGTCAGACCGAAGCAGGAGATATTGAAATCTTCATTGAGGCTAATGATGAGGTGGTCTTATGGAAAAAGATTAATGGCAATATGCCATTCTTAATTGAATATAATATAGATTTCTAATGCGGAGTCCTTTTTATTACATAGTAAGTCCCCGTGATGGCAAGAGATATGACAACACGAGGGGAGAACTCGTTATTTCTACATCGAAAGAAGACCACCTTGCCACTATGCGTGAGGCTGTTGTTATCTCTACGCCTATTGGATACGAGGGTCCTGTTGAACCGGGTGATACGGTCATTGTGCATCACAATACTTTTAGGTTGTATTACGATATGCGTGGTAGGGAGAAGTCTGCTTGGAATTACTTCCGAGAGGACTTGTACTTTATTGACGATCCGTATGCATACAAGAAGCCTGGTGGTGATTGGATTGGTATTGGTCGCTACGTTTTCATATCTCCGGTAGAGAATTATAGTACAGGCATACTTACTGCGGATGCAGAGAAGCCTCTTGTAGGCACGATAAAGTATCCAAACGAAGAAGTACTAGCACTTGGATTAAAAGAGGGTGACACGGTCACGTTTGAGCCCGAGAGCGAGTATCCGTTCTATATTGATGATGAGAAAGTGTACCGTATGTATACTAAGAATCTAACAATTAAATTAGATGAACAAAATAACTGAGTTAAAGAAACGCATCATTGACTCTGGATATAAAGCCGTTGAAGAGTTAATCAAGGTTGCTGAGGAGAAAATCATTACTCATATGGAGGATGATTTAGGTGCTGATAAGTTAAAAGCGGCCGCACAAGCGAAAAAATTAGCCATACTTGACGCCTTTGAGATACTTAAACGTATTGAAGAAGAAAATAATATTATTGAGGGAGTAGTTGGAAACTCTGCACCTACTAACCGTGGGTTCGCAGAACAAAGAGCAAAAGGTAAATGAGTCTATTCTATATTGAAGATTCTAATGTTCCTGAGAAAATCCTTGCAAAGAGAAATGCAAAGAAGGATTGGGAGTATGGATGGGATCCTGAGTACGACTTTGTGGTCGTGTCAAAAGATGGCACGATTGGAGAGGTGTACAATATCAGTGGTTTAAGAGTTGCTCTGCCACTAGCTCCTGATAAGGTTGACTATAATGGTAACAAGTGGCAAGCTACAGAATTGCCCAAAGAGTTATCTCGCATCAAGACCATCTTTGATTGGAACCGTCGTGACAATTCATTTAAGTCTCAATGGGTAGATTACATCGAGAAAGAGTTTGATAGACGTGAGTTAGGTTATTGGTTTATCAATAAAGATGAGAAGACCTATATCACAGGTGCACATTATATGTACCTGCAATGGTCAAAGACCGACGTAGGTCATCCTGACTTTCGTGAGTCAAATAGAATATTCTTTTTATTTTGGGAAGCGTGTAAGGCTGACAGCAGATGCTTTGGTATGTGCTACCTTAAGAACCGTCGTTCAGGTTTCTCTTTTATGGCCTCCTCGGAAGCTGTCAATATTGCAACCCTAGCCAAGGATGCTCGTATAGGTTTAACATCCAAGACGGGTCCCGATGCCAAGAAGATGTTTACAGACAAAGTTGTTCCAATTGCGAACAACTACCCGTTCTTTTTTCAACCAGTGCGTGATGGTATGACAACTCCAAAGACGGAGCTTGCATTCCGTGTTCCAGCTTCTAAGATTACTCGTAAGAATATGCACGAGGAAAATGAGGAAGAGATTGATGGATTGGATACAACTATTGACTGGCGTAACACAGCAGACAACTCCTATGATGGAGAAAAATTATTATATTTGGTTGAAGATGAGGCTGCTAAGTTAGAGCGTCCTATGAACATAGAGAACGGTTGGCGTGTCAGAAAAACTTGTCTTCGTTTAGGTGCTAGGATTATCGGCAAGTGTATGATGGGATCAACATCTAACGCACTAGATAAAGGTGGGGAAAACTATAAACGTATTTACTATGACTCGAACGTCAAGAAAAGAAACCAAAATGGCCAGACTATTTCGGGTCTATATTCGCTCTTTATTCCAATGGAGTATAACTTTGAGGGATATATTGACGAGTACGGTCACGCAGTCTTAGAACGACCTGAGAAACCGGTACGTTCAGCAGAGGGAACTTGGATAACACAAGGCGTAATTGAGTATTGGAATAATGAGGTAGCTTCATTGAAAGCTAATCCCGATGCACTGAACGAATTCTATCGTCAGTTCCCTAGAACAGAATCACACGCTTTCCGTGATGAGACTAAATCATCTCTATTTAACTTGACTAAAATCTATCAGCAGATAGATTACAATGATAGCTTAATCCAAGACCACGTTCTAACACGTGGATACTTTCATTGGGCTAATGGAGAAAAAGACACTAGAGTAGTTTGGACACCTGATAAGAATGGTAGGTTCCTAGTATCTTGGATACCAGGACCAGGCATCAATAATAATTATATTACTAAGAATGGGAATAGATATCCGGGTAACGAACACATAGGTGCGTTTGGATGTGACCCTTATGATATCTCAGGTGCGACGTTCGGTGGCTCAAATGGTTCGCTACACGGGTTAACCAAGTTTAATATGACGGGTGCACCATCCAATCAATTCTTTTTAGAATACATTGCTCGTCCACAGACAGCAGAGATATTCTTTGAAGAAGTGCTGATGGCTTGCGTGTTCTATGGCATGCCTATTCTTTGTGAGAATAACAAAGCACGTTTGCTTTATCACTTTAAGAATAGAGGATACCGTGGGTTCTCAATGAACCGTCCTGATAAGCCGGCTCACAAATTATCATTTACAGAAAGAGAGATTGGTGGCATACCATCATCAAGTGAGGACATTAAGCAAGCACACGCCACAGCAATCGAGACATACATAGAGCGTTTTGTGGGATTAGACATGGAGGGCAACTACCGTCAACCTGATGAAATAGGCGATATGCCATTTAATAAGACACTTCAAGACTGGGCTAGATTCGATGTAAACGACAGAACTAAATTTGATGCGTCAATTAGTTCGGGATATGCTATTATGGCAAATCAAAAGCACGTATATTTGCCTGAGAAAAAAGAGTCAAAAATAAGCATTAAATTTGCAACTTACGATAACACTGGTTCCTTCAGTAGAATTAACAAGATATGAACAAACCTCTTGGAATATTAATGCCAGATACCCAATTCCCTTCGCAGTTAGCGACTGACCAGGAAAAGGCATCATGGGAATATGGCTTAAGAATTGGGCAAAGCATTTCATATGAATGGTTTGCAAAGACAGGCAACAGTTGCCGATACTATTCACAATGGATTGATTTTCACCGCATTAGACTTTATGCTAGAGGTGAGCAACCAGTAGCAAAATACAAAAGCCAATTAGAAGTTGATGGCGATATGTCGCATATTAACTTAGATTGGACTCCTGTACCAATCATCCCTAAGTTTGTTGACATCGTTGTAAATGGTATGCATGACCGTTTATTTGAAGTTAAGGCGTATGCTCAAGATGCAATGTCATCAGAGAAACGTTCTAAGTTTCAAGATATGGTTGAGGCAGATATGATTGCCAAAGACTTCTTGGTTCAGACTAAACAAGAGTTTGGTATTGATGCATTTAATGTTCCTGAACAAGATTTGCCTGAGAACGAACAAGAGTTATCGTTATATATGCAGCTTAATTACAAGCCTGCAATTGAGATTGCTGAAGAGGAGGCAATCAATACTATTTTGGATTTAAACCATTATCAAGATATTCGTAAAAGGGTTGACTACGACATCACAACAATTGGTATCGGAGTAGTAAAGCACTCATTTGTACCAGGAACAGGAGTTCGTGTTGAGTATGTTGACCCCGCTAACATTGTTTATAGTTATACTGAATCTCCAACATTTGAAGATTGCTTCTATTGGGGAGAAGTAAAGCAAGTACCAATCACTGAACTAATTAAGATTAAGCCAGACATTACAAAAGAGGAGTTGGCAGAGATTCAGCAATTAGGAACAGCATGGTACAATTATTATGGAATTATGCGTCCTTACCGTAGCGACATCTTTAATAGAGACGTTGTTACGTTATTATATTTTAATTATAAAACAGATAAGACATTTGTTTACAAGAAAAAATATCTTGAGAACAATGGCGTTCGTGTAATCCAAAAAGATGAAAATTTCAACCCTCCTGAAGGAACTGAAGAAAGATTCGAAAGAATTGAGAAGAGAATTGACGTATGGTACGAAGGTATTATGGTACCTGGATCTCCTTATTTACTTAAGTGGGAGCTTGCTCGCAATATGGTTCGCCCTAAGTCTGCTTCTCAGTATGCGTTACCAAACTACATCGCTGTAGCACCAAGAATGTACAAAGGAATTGTTGAGTCATTGACTCGTCGTATGATTCCTTTTGCTGATTTAATTCAAATGACCCATCTTAAATTACAACAAGTTCTACAACGTGTTGTACCAGATGGTGTGTTCATCGATGCTGATGGTATCAATGAGGTTGACTTAGGAACTGGTGGTGCTTATAATCCTGAGGATGCTCTTCGTTTGTATTTCCAAACGGGTAGTGTTATTGGACGTAGCATGACAACCGATGGTGATTTAAACCATGGTCGTATCCCAATCCAAGAACTTAATACTAATAGTGGCCAAGGTAAGATTACTGCATTAATTAATGCATACAATCAATACTTGAGCATGATCCGTGATGTAACAGGATTAAATGAGGCTCGTGATGCCTCCACTCCTAGTCCTGATGCATTAGTAGGTGTACAGAAACTTGCTGCGTTAAATTCAAATACAGCAACTCGCCATATCTTAGAAGGAAGTTTATTTATTACTCGCAAATTATCTGAGGCGTTATCACTTCGTGTTGCTGACATCTTAGAATACTCTGATTTCAAAGAAGAGTTTACTATGCAAATCGGTAAGTATGCGGTTGGTCTTTTAGATGAGATTAAGGATTTATACTTACACGACTTTGGCATCTTTATCGAGGTTGCTCCTGACGAAGAAGAAAGAGCTCAATTAGAAGCTAATATTCAAATGGCATTACAACGTGATCAGATTTCACTTGAAGATGCTATTGATATCCGTCAAATGAAGAATCTTAAGTTAGCTAATGAGTTGCTTAAGATGAAACGTAAGGATAAGCAGAAGAAGGACATGGAGAATGAGCAAGCTAAGATTCAAATGCAAACTCAAGGTAACATTCAATCTTCTCAAGCAGCTGCTCAATCTGCATTACAAAAAGTACAAGCAGAAGCTCAAGCTAAAGCACAACTTGCTCAAGCACAGATGAATTTTGATATTCAGCGTATGCAAGCAGAAGCTCAGATTAAAGAGCAATTAATGCAACGTGAATTTGAATACAATATGCAATTAAAAGGTATGGAGATTGATAAAATCAAAAACCTTGATATGGACAAAGAGAAAGCTAAAGACGATCGCACAAAACTTCAAGCTACTCAACAATCTAAGTTAATTGAACAACGTCAAAAAGACCTTCCAGCTATGAACTTTGAATCAGAAGAAGACTCGCTAGATGGCTTTGATTTAGAGCAATTCAACCCAAGATAATTTTTATTATTACTTTTGTGCAACTAAATTAAATTAAATGGATAATATTCAAGTAAAACTAGTGGACTTTGAAGAGAAGTCTGTAGCGGAAGTTGAGCAACAATTGCTTGACGAACACGCAGAGAAAGCTACTCCAATAGAGGAGATGGCTGCAGAGTTAACAGAGACTCCTGAGGCAACTCAAGAGGTTATTGAAAGTCAACCACAATTTGGTGACAACGACGTTCTTTCATATTTAAAAACAAGATTCAACAAGGAGGTTAACTCTTTGGATGAATTATTTGAAGAAAAACCACAGGCTCAACAGGAATTACTTCCTGAAGACGTAAATGCTTTCTTAAAATTCAAGAAAGAAACAGGACGTGGTTTAGAAGATTTCTACCGTGTTAACCAAGATTTTTCTAAGGTTAATCCAGAAAGACTTCTAGCTGACTATATGCGTGAGACTAATCCTGATTTTGATGATGAGGATATCGCATTCGAATACGAATCAAAGTTTGGATACGATGAGGAGATGGATGACGAGAAAGAAATCAAACGTAAAAAGTTAGCACTTAAAAAAGAACTTGGCAAGGCTGCAAAGTACTTTGAAGAACAAAAGGAAAAATATAAAGCTCCCCTTGAGTCGAGGATGGAGTCTACTATTCCTGCTGAGGACAAAGAAGCTTTGGAATCTTACAAGCAATATATCAGCCAAACTACTGCTATGCAGCAGGAGCAGGCTAAAAAGTCGGAGTACTTTTTAAATAAGACAAATGAATTATTCTCTGATGAATTCAAAGGTTTTGATTTCAAGATTGGAGATAAGGAAGTATCTTACAAACCAGGAACTCCAGAGCAGCTGAAAGCTCAACAAACAGATATTTCCAAATTCTTTAGCAATTTTGTTAACGAAGAAGGATTCATTAAGGATGCTAAACAGTATCACAAAACAATTGCTGCGGCAATGAACCCTGATGCAATGGCTAAGTTCTTTTATGACTTAGGTAAAGCGGATGCGATTGATGACAGCGTACGTCAAAGTAAAAACATTGACATGAGCGTTAGAAATGCTCCGCAAAACATTGACAAAGGTGGGTTTAAAGTTACAGCGTTGGATAATGATCATGGAAGCAGACTTAAGATTAAATCATTTAAAAACTAAAAACTAAACAAAACAAAAAATGGCTGGATCAGTTCAAGCTTCTCCGGGGTATCAATTAGAGCCCTCAGCAGTAAAGGCAACATTGCCTACAAACTACATTACTAACTTCGACTTCTTAAACCAGTATCTACCAGATACTTACGAGGCTGAATTCGAGCGTTATGGTAATCGTTCTATTGCATCTTTCTTACGTATGGTAGGTGCAGAATTACCGTCTAACTCTGACTTAATCAAATGGGCAGAGCAAGGTCGTTTACACACTAAATATGTGAACGTTACTTCAGCAGGTGATGCTGGTGATGACACTGCAGTGTGGACTGTTAACGATGCAGATGTTACTGTTAACTTCCGTGTTAACCAAACTGTATTCTTATCAGCTAACGCTGGTTCTGCTTCAGACCGTGCTGTTATCACTGCAGTTGATACTGTAGCTAACACGTTCACTGTTGCTTACTATGCTGCTTCAGGACAAGCAATCGCTGTAGATACTGCTTCTACTGCTTTCGTTTATGGTTCTGAATTCACTAAGGGTTCATTAGGAATGGAAGGTTCTCTTGAGTCTCAAGATATTTTCTTCGAGAACAAGCCAATCATCATCAAAGACAAGTACACAGTATCAGGTTCTGATATGGCTCAAATTGGTTGGGTTGAAGTAACTTCTGAGAACGGTGCTACTGGTTACTTATGGTACATCAAGTCTGAGCACGAAACTCGTTTACGTTTCGAAGATTACTTAGAGATGTCAATGGTTGAAGGTGTTCCTGCACAAGCTGGTTCAGCTGCACAAACTTACTTAACAGTTGCTTCTTCTCAAGTACAACCTGGTGCTGCTGGTACTCAAGGTTTATTTGATGCTGTTGCTACTCGTGGTAACGTATGGGCTGGTGGTAACCCAACTACTTTGTCAGACTTCGATTCAATCATCCAACGTCTTGACAAGCAAGGAGCTATCCAAGAGAACGTGTTATTCGTTAACCGTAAATTCTCTTTCGATATCAACGATATGTTAGCTGCACAAAACTCTTACGGAGCTGGCGGTACTTCATATGGTTTATTCGACAACAGCGAGACTATGGCGTTAAACTTAGGTTTCACAGGCTTTAAGCGTGGATACGATTTCTACAAGACTGACTGGAAATACTTAAATGATGCTACTACTCGTGGTGGAATCGTAGGTGGAGCTATCAACGGTATCTTGGTACCTGCAGGTTCTACTAACGTATACGATCAAATCTTAGGAAAGAATGCAAAGCGTCCGTTCTTACACGTTCGTTACCGTGCTTCTGAAACTGAAGATCGTCGTTACAAAACTTGGATCACTGGTTCTGCTGGTGGTGCTCAAACAAGTTCTTTAGATGCAATGGAGGTTAACTTCTTATCTGAGCGTGCATTATGTACTCTTGGTGCGAACAACTTCTTCTTGTTCGAGAACTAGTAAACTTAGGGGGAGGCTTCGGTCTCCCCTTATTTAATTTTGTTTA